CTTGAGGTCATCGTTGAACTTTTTTATCACGCCAACTGGGCAAAAAAGTCACGCACCCCAATGCGCATCATTGACCGTAACGGTGTTGTAAAAACTTTCGCTGAAGAAAATATCAAATCGAAAAACCTCTGGGTTGAGCTAGGAGGAGTTTCATGAAATACTTTTTATTGATCTTGCTGGCTTCACTGGTTGCTTGCAATCACGTTGAACCGATTCGCAGCACTCAAATGCCTGTCGTGCCGATCGTGGTTGATCCGCAAGCGCAGCAAATGAGTCGCAACGAGGTAATCAACGCTGTGAACGAGTGCGAGTCAAGCGGGATGAGAGCTGTTCCAATTATTTCCAAACGTCTGATCAGCGGTATGATGTCAGACATTATTATCGATGTACAATGCATGCCACGTTTACGTTGGTTCAACAACTGAGGAGAAAATCGTGATTATAGATAATTACAGCAAAAGTGTAAGAGTTCGTAAAGAGTTCGGCAACAGCTTTGAAAACTTCCACGACGACGTTTTCGTTGAGCAGTTGGTCAACAATGAGTGGGTTGTTCGCCACACCTTTAACACAATCAGCAACGACTATGCGTACAGCACAGCAAGAGAGTACGCTCTTGAGTTAGCTACCCAAAAATCTTGAAAGGAATCAAAATGCATTATTGCGACTACATCGCTCAACAAATCCGCGATGCTCTTTTAAAAACCCCAGACGACATTCTGGGTCATGTTGGAAGCGTTAAATTGGATCTTCACCCAGAAGAAGGCTACATGCTTTCAACCAAAAAGACCCTTCAGGTGCAAGACAACAACGGTCTCAGCTACACTATAACTGTCACTTTCGATGAGGAGAAGTCAGATGAGTAAATTAGTCAACAAAGGCAAAGTAATCAAAAAACTTTTGCAGCTAGGCGTTCCCTATGCAGAAATAGCAGAGCTGATGGACGTTTCTCTTGGTTATGTTTATAGCGTCAAATCAAAAAACAAATACGAAGTCATGAGCGCCAAGGATGCAGAAATTCAAAATGCTTATGCTGAAGCTCACATGGAAAACATTTCGAGAGCGATTGACAAAATCAACTCTCCGTCCCTCAGTGCTAGGCTCAAATATCTTATTTACGGTAGATAATCATGATACAAAATTTAAAAGAGTTGCTTTTTGCTTTAGCTATTGCTTGTGTTTTGTATTTCTTTTTGGTTTTCTTATTGAGTTTTTAATCATGGTAAAATGCGAGTGTGGCGGAACAACAAAAGTCATTCAGGCTTACGGAGACAAAAGAAGAAGAAGGTGTGATTCTTGTGGTTTGAATTTCACGACGAAAGAAATATTTTTCGCCAAAGAAATGCAAATCAGATCGACACAAGTCAGGGAAAAGAAAGAAAAAACTCTTGTTGAGAAAATGAAAGAAGAAAAGAAAGTGCATGAAATTGTAGTTCAAAAAAAGGTAAGTGCCCGTCGAAAGATGGAGGACTTAATGGATGAGAAAAAATACAAGGATCAATTGATATGAGCGAAATACTTTTACCCGAAGCAGCAACAAATGGCGTCAAGATGAGCAAGCTGTCTGACAAATACAGCCTCATCAGCACAGAGTCTGTGATTGATGTTTTGAAAGACGAAGGGTTTTTTGTAACCCAAGCCAACAGCTTGAAGCCACGCAAAAACGATCCACGCACCGTGCGTCACTTTGTACGTATGCGTCATGACAATTACAAGAGCGCAATCGAAGGGTCGATTCCAGAAATCCTGGTCGTCAACTCCCACGATGGTTCTTCCAGCTTGCGTATCGATGCTGGCTTGTTCCGTATGGTTTGCTCTAACGGACTGATTGTTAAGTCTGCAGAGATCGCTTCTGCCCGCATCCGTCACCTGGATGTTACTGCAGAAAAGGTCATTGATGAGTCGATGCGGGTGATCAAGTCAGCTCAAGAAGCAGCTCGTCGTGTTGAGCTGTTCCGCTCAAAACTTCTTTCTGAAGCGGAAAAGACTCAGTTCTCAGTTTATGCCTCGCTGATCTGGGATGGTCGTGTCAAACCTCACCAGCTGCTCGAAGCAAGACGTGACGAGGACAAGACTGACGACTTGTGGACTGTTTTCAATCGTGTGCAGGAAAATCTGGTACGAGGTGGTGTTGTTTCTCGCTCACCAAATGGCAGAGCCACTCGCACCCACGGCATCCGTGCCATGGACAACACGATCAAAGTCAACACAAAGCTGTGGGAGTTGGCTGAGGAGTTCCTATGATTATAATTGGCGCTGGTCTTAGCGGATTGATCGCTGCGGTGCTGAATCCGCAAGCGGAAGTGTATGAGGCGTCTTCCAAAGAGAACCAATCTCACCGTGCCTTGTTACGCTTCCGCACTGCGGCTGTTGGGGATGCTGTTGGCATCCCTTTCAGGAAAATCAAAGTACACAAGGGTATTTGGGATGGCGACAAGTTTGTTCAGCCAAACATACAGCTTGCAAATCTTTATTCCAAAAAAGTTACCAACGGACTTCACGACCGATCAATTTGGAAAACAGAGTCTGTCGAGCGATATATTGCACCTGAAGATTTTATACTTCAGTTGATAGATCAGGTTCACGATCGTGTTTATTGGAATGCTTCTGTTTCGAAATTAGACAATTCAAAACAGACGATCATAAGCACAATACCTATGAACAAAATGCTACAATTAGTTCCTTTCAAATCAATTGAAAAAGAACATTTTTCTTTTCAGCCGATCACAGTGCGTAGGTTTAGGGTTTTCAACTCTGATGTATTTCAGACAGTTTATTATCCTAATCCAGAGGTTTGCACTTATCGCGCATCGATCACTGGCAATCTTTTGATTGTCGAAAGTGTTAATGATTCTGATTATGAAAACTTTTCCCTTAGGGAAGTTCTCAAACCATTTGGTCTTTACGAAGATGACGTGGTTGAACTTGATAAGGTAAATCAAAGTTATGGTAAGATAGCACCGATCGATGAAGACTTCCGCAGAGCTTATGTTGAATATCTTTCCTCTCAGTTTCAAATTTATTCACTCGGCAGATTTGCAACTTGGCGCAACATACTTTTAGATGACGTTCTGCAAGATCTGAATGTCATCAAGAGGCTGATTGTTTCTGACAGTTACACTAGAAAATTGGAGAAGTTAAAATGAATGTTGAGCTAATGAATTACACAGCAGATGCTATGGACTTGCTACTGCGTACAAAAAACACCCGACTCAAATTCGATCAAGACCCTGCAAATTGGTCTCAAGAGGAAAAAGAGCAACACATTGCGTACATGCGTGACACGATTGCCAGTTCTTGGGAGTTTGTCAATTACACCTTCCGCATAACAGGTGTCACTCGTGCTTTCACTCATCAATTGGTTCGCACTCGCACAGGGTCGTATGCACAAGAGTCGCAACGCACCATTGACGCTTCTTTAAACAATGTTGTTAAGCCTGATCGAATCAATAACGATCATCGTGCTAACTTTGTTTGGAATCAAGCTGTCAAAGATCTGATGGAATCATATAGCCGATTGCTTGAATTGGGCATCCCCGCACAGGACGCTCGTGGTTTACTGCCGACTAATATTGAAACATCAATCATCGCCCAGTTCAATTTACGCACATTGAGTGGCATGATGGAAAAACGTCTCTGCCCAAGAACTCAAGGTGAGTATCAAAATGTCGCTAGAGAAATGCGCAGACTCGTTATTGAAGCTCACCCATGGGCTGCAGACTTCCTCGATGTTCATTGCGCTGTTCATGGCACTTGCGCTTTTCCTCGTTGGGGTGTTAAAGAGTGCAAGATCTATCCAGAAACAGTCGGCAATGATAAACAATTTGCGATCCGAGACAAGATTCGTAAGGTTATTGAAATTGTTCGTCAAGAAGCTGTACCGATCGCAGTCGGCGCTAAAACGATGTGAGGTGGTTATGCAAAAGATCAGGATTGTAGATTTAGACAACACAATTTCAAACGATCACTGGAGGAATTGGCTGGTTGATCCTTCTCAAGAAAAACCATTAGACATTTATCACAACTATCACATCCATTGTAAGTATGATGAAGTTATGAATCGTTACATTGTCGATGAATCTCCTTGCCCTGTTGTTTTCCTTACAGCAAGACCAGAGTATTTACGAGCAGAAACAAAACATTGGCTTCAAAACAATCATTTGAAATATTCTGGATTGATTATGCGTGAGGCAAACAATCACGAGCACTCTGTTGATCTTAAGAGGAAAGCTATTTGGCGTCTTAATAATTATGGAGTAAAAATAGAGAAGGCTTACGACGACAGAACAGATATAATTCAAATGTACCGTGACATCGGAGTTAGAGGAGTTTTAGTATGAAAAGTGTGCCAGAAATTTTAAGATCAGGAGCAGAAACCTATGATCAACGAAACAGAATTTACGGTGACAACTATAAAAAGTTTGGACACCTTATGGGATTTCTTTTCCCTGACGGAATCCCTGTCTCCACTGCAGAAGATCACAATCGTCTTGGTATTTTCATTCAGTGTCTTAGTAAGCTGACAAGGTATGCTGAAAGTATGAAAAATGGTGGCCATGCAGATTCTGCCCATGACCTTTGCGTTTACGCTGCTATGCTTGAAGAGCTGACTGATGATAATCCTACTTGACTTTGAAACGACAGGTTTGACGTTGCCTAGTTCGTCTGATCTTATGCTACAACCGAAAGTAATCGAGATCGGTGCGATCAAAGCGCATGAAAATGGTCACGTCGAAGAGTGGAGCGAGCTAATTGATCCTGAGCAGGAAATATCTGCAGAGATCACCAAGATCACAGGCATAAAACCAGAACAGCTCAAAGGCAAAAGGAAGTTCATCGAAATCCTCCCAGAGCTGGCTGAATTTTTTATTGGTTCGCAAACCCTCGTAGCCCATAATCTTGCTTTTGATCGTGATGTGCTTTATTATGAGTTGTTGCGTCATGGTTGGGAGAGGAGATTTCCTTTCCCGCCAAATCAGGTTTGTACCGTTGACAGCACCATGCACATAAAAGGCAGAAGGCTCAAGTTGGTTGAGCTTTATGAAATTACACAAGGCAAGAAATTAGACCAAACCCACAGAGCGTTGGATGACGTCAAGGCTCTTTACGAATGTTACAAAAAACTCGATGCTGACAAGAACTGAATACACCTTTGGTGAATGCTTTGGACCGATCGATTCGGTGATCGCTCGCGCTAAGGCTATAAACTGCCACCGACCTGCCATTTGCGATTTTGGCACTTGGGGTCACGTTCCTTTTTACAAAGCTGCGATGAAGGCTGAACTCGATCCGATCATGGGTGCGGAGTTGCCGATTGGCGATGAGGAAAGGTCTGTGAAGGTCTTGGCTAAGAATCAAGAAGGTTTGCGTGAGTTGTACAGGCTTAGTGCTGGTGCTTCTTACGAAACTGAATTCTCAAACAACTTAATTGTGTTCCCATTCACTGCAGATCCTGAGAAAATAAAAGCAGCTGATTTTGTTTTGGATTTGCACCCACTGAACAAGGTGATCAATGAACGAAATATTGTGTTGGCGCAAAGACGGAAACTCCCTCTCTTTTTCATCTCTGATGTCAGGTATCCAGCTCCAACCGACCGCAGATACGCCGAACTGTTGGGAGTTAGGCTCGGATCACATTCGCAACATTGGTTCTCTGAAGACGAAGTTATCTCAACCTACAGCGATTCAGTTCGCTGGCTAGATATATCTGAGCGAATAGAGTCCGTAACGCTTCCTGTGGCCAAAAATATGGTCGTAGGAGGCGATTTAGAAGCAGAGGCAAGGAAAGGTATCAACTGGCGGTTTCCAAATGGCTGGAGCGATGAATACGAGGCTAGGTTACAGCGAGAATTAGGTGTGATCAGGGAAAAACAGTTTGAATCTTACTTTTTGATGGTTTATGACCTGATCCGCTGGGCGAGGGAGCGAATGCTTGTTGGTCCAGGACGTGGTTCATCATCAGGCTCGATCATTTGTTACTTGCTTGGCATCACCGAACTTGACCCGATCGAGCATGGTTTGCTGTTCGAGCGATTTGTTGATGTGACCCGAATTGACTTACCCGATATCGACATGGACTTTCCAGGTGATCGGCGAGATGAGCTGTTTGTTTACCTCAAGCAAAAATATGGCTCAGAAAGCATCGCAAGACTAGGCAACGTCAACAGGATGAAGCCACGATCAATTTTGGCTCAGGTGGGCAAGCGTATGAAGATCCCTGTTTGGGAAACAACTGAAATACGCGACAACATGATCGAACGATCGTCAGGTGATTCGCGTGCAGCGTTTTGCTTGAATGATACATTGGAAACTCTTAAAGCGGGAAGAGACCTACTTGAAAATCACCCAGGATTTAAGGACGCAGGAGCACTCGAGGGACACGCCTCGCATGCAGGAGTGCATTCTGCTGGGGTAATTATTTGCGACACGCCTGTGGCTGATTACTGCTCTGTAACAGGCGAAGGCATAGGTCAGATCGACAAGTACCAAGCTGAGTCGATTAACCTCATGAAGCTGGACGTGCTGGGGCTGAAAACACTCGACATCGTTCAGGAAACGCTTGACGAAGTCGGAAAGAAAATTGAAGACATCGACGTCAACGCCAAAGAAATTTATGAGTTGCTCAACAGCCAAAAGATTACTGGGGTGTTTCAGCTTGAAGGTGATGCAGCAAGGCAATTGCTCAGGCAGTTCGAAGTTAGAGATTTCAACGACATTGTTGCGCTGACTTCGTTGGCTCGTCCTGGACCACTTCAATCAGGCGGTGCAATGAAGTTTTTGGACATCCGCAACAACAAAGACACACCCTTTTATTATCACGAGCTGCATAAAAAGTGGACAGAGCAAACCGAAGGCATTGTCGTTTATCAGGAACAGATTTTGTTTTTGGGCAGAGACATTGGCTTGCTTGGCTGGCCAGAGTTGACAGCCTTGCGGAGAGCGATGAGTAAGTCGCTAGGCAAAGAGTATTTCGATCAGTTCAGGGATAAGTTTTTGCTGGGTGCAGAAAGCCAGAACATCGACCGCAACGCAGCGTCTGAGATTTGGAACTCAATGATGCACGCTGGCTCGTATGCATTCGTGAAAGCCCACGCAGCAGCGTACTCTGTTATTTCTGCTTGGACAGCTTGGTTGAAGTATCACTACCCACTTCAGTTCTCAGCTGCATCGCTGCGCCACACCTCAGATGATGAGGCTGTTCTCAAGCTGCTCAGAGAAATAACTTCTGAAGGTTACAAGTATGTAGCATTCAACAAAGACTTTTCTGAAGCCTCTTGGGCAGCTAAAGGTGATGCCATTTATGGTGGGCTCATGGCGGTTCACGGTGTTGGTCCAAAGATGGCGCAAAAGATCCTCGCTGCAAGGAATGGTGGCAAACCATTGACACCTAGCATACTTGCCAAGCTTGAAACTCCTAAATTGAAATGGCCAGACCCATACCCATTTACTGCTCGTTTCGGCGATTGGTATGAAAACCCTAGGAGTCATGGGTTGAAAGATGGATGGCAGCTAACTAAGTGCAACGACCTTGAGGCAGACGGGAAGGAGCATGTAGTCTTGGGCATCATGACGGAAAAGAACATACGTGACGCTATGGAAACTGGTAACGTGATCAAGCGTGGTGGCATCTCAACTGATTACGACTTGGAGTTTCGCTATTGGCTCAACATAACACTCAAAGATGATACAGGCTTGATGATCGCGACAGTCAGTAGGAAAGATTATCCTAAGCTAGGAAAAGAGATCCTCGAAACAGTGCCAGTTGGCGCTGCTGTTTTAGTTCGTGGGAAGATGGGTACGAATGGTATCCGAAAATTGTACATTCAAAAATGGAAGGTGGTGAATGATGAGTCATAAAGATATAAGACAGTCTTATGAGGAGTGGCTTAAATTGCTCGAAGAAACAGGTAATAAAGATCTTCTAGATGACCACTTTAATGTTTGGCTTGAGGCTTGGCATGTTGCTTCAGTTCTTGCTCATGAAAAAAAAGCCCAGCACTAGGCTGGGCAAAAACCTCTGGAAGGAGTCACAGAGGTTCACACATTAATGTTTTATCGCGCGATAAGCCTGATAGCCCATTTCTGGAAGCTGCATCCCAAAACCAATCGCTTTGGCTGCGGGATGCGGAAACATACTAATACCACCGCCGACTCCAGCCATTAAGGCTAAAGTTCCTTCTGTTATGAGACCTTTATGGTAGGCATCATAAGCATGCGCCAGCTCAGCACCAGAAAGAGCACCAGAAAGGATATTAAAGTAAGGCAGCCTACCAAGATTGTAACCAACTCTTTGCAAAACACTTGGTTTAGCTTTTTCGAGTTCTGCGAGTTTAGCAGCCGCACCAGAATGGGCTGCCTCAGCTGTTGTTACCGCATTTTGAGATTTAATTACCGTGTTTGGAGTTTTGGATCGCTCTAGTTTCAGTTTCGCTGCGGCTGCTTCTCTAATCGCTTGCTGGTGAGCAGCCTCAGCTTGCTGAAGTTTTTTAATCGCTTCCAATTGCTCTGGCGTGTGCACTGGCGCATTGGCTAGCTCTGCAGGCACTAGCAAACGGCTATTCCTAACAAAATTAGGATCATTCCCGCCCAAATGTTTAAACTCTTTTACACCTTCAAGCCCACGCTGAACTTTGTTTGCTTGACGTATTTCAGACATTTTGTCTGCGTGGCTTTCAGTACCACGGGAAAATTTTGGAGGTTCAGGTTCAGCAGAAGGTGCAATTTGAACTGGCTCAGGTAAAACATTTAAAGACCTAGCTTGATTTGTAGCTGCATTAAATTCTTGCGAAGCATTATGAAGTGCAGCATCAGCGGCAGCCTTTTCAAGACGCATTTTTTCAAGCTCTTGAGCGTAATTTTGCTGATGGGTCGATAAGGTGTTTTGCTGCGCTTCTAGCATAGCTCTTTTTGCAGCTAAGTCAGACTGAGCAGGGATTAGATTTGGGTTAACAGGTTTTTCAACCGGAGCACCAAGAACTTTACCTGCAACAGCACCAGCCAAACCACCGCCCAATTCATTCATAGAATCTGAAGCTGGTTCTTGATTAACCACAGGAGCAGCCCCACCCGCATTATTAGTGGTCGGTGCAGCTTTTAAAGAGAAATTTCCTTCTTGGTCGTGCAGCTCTGGAAGGATATCTGATAATTCTGATTTGTTTTTTTGATCCATAATTTACCTTCCGAATGGTGATTTAGAAACTAAATCACGATAAGTTGCATTCATCCGATCAACAACACTTTTATAATCAGACGACTTGAAGAAAGAAGCTGTAGTTGCTTTTGGGTGAGATTCAAAATAATTTAATTGCGTTTCATACATTTCGTTCATGTACTTATTTACAATTTTGTTTTTGGCAGCTAAGTAAGTTATAAACTGAGCTGGGTCAGTCATTTTGAATCCAGGTTCAGCCATTTTCTGTGCATCAAAAGTACTGATTGATGGACCAAAAATCGACTTGCCATTTTTCATTACTTCTTGATTCAAATCAGACATAAGCTGCATTATGTTACGAGCAACAGCTTGCTTTTCCGGAGTTAATTTTAATTTCGTCAACGCTTCAGAAACAGGAACATTTAATCGACCAACAGGTGTGTCAATTCCGCTTTCAGCAGCTTGAAGAAGTGCATACATTGGTCCTTGATGAGTAAGCATGGCAACAACATCAGGGTTATTTTTTGCAAGACCAATCAACTCACCATACTTTGCATCATTCAGCTGATAGGTGTTGTAATCATGCGCAGCAATAAGATCATGCTTAGCAAGGTAAGGTTTTGTTCTAGCCTCTTGTTCTTTAGCTTGGCGTTCAATTTCAGACTTTGCAGCTTCTTGCTGAATTGCTCGCTGCAATGCAGGCGAATCACTTGCCCTAACTTGCCCTTCTTTTAAAAGAGCAACACCCCCCGCAGGTGCTTCTTGTGGCTGAGCAGCCATAACTTGCCCTTCCTCTAAATTTGCTTTTGAGCTAGGAAGATTAGGAGCAGGAAAATTTGGGAAAGTTGGTGGAACCACAGGTTTGATACCTAATTTAGCAGCCTCAGTTGGTCCAACTTTGTCAATAAATTCACTAACAGCAACAGCAGCTTTTGTTGCGTCATTACCTGCTTGCAATATTTTTATCTGCAATTCTACGTAAGATTGCTGAAGTTTAATTTCTTCAATTTGATTAGAAAATTTATGCTGGCTTTTTGATTCATCTAAAGTGCCCTGCGCAATATCAGTTTTCCGACCTTCGTTAGTTAGCGTGTAATGTTCTTTGGCAAGAGCGCCGACTTCAGGATCTGTCGCAGTTATAGCAATGATAACTCTGGGGTCTAAAGTTTTCATTTTCTGTTGCATTTGATCTGATACATTTCCAGAAGTCAAACTTCTTGCAACAATTTGCGGATCTTCACCCAAAGCATAGCCAAGCATTTGCATAGCCTTAGCTTGATTTTGGATTTTGTATTTTCCTTGCTCGAGCTGAGCACGCATCATGGCGATGTTCGGTGCCCTTTCCTGCTGCTGCTCGATGTCTTTACCGACAACACCCGCAGCGTTTCCGATAGCTTCACCAAAGCTACCTGTTTTTCCAGGATTGAAAAATGCCTGAGAAATTGCAAACATGTTAGGTTTGTTTCTCTGCTCTAGCGAGTTTATGATGTTCTCATAACCTGCGATAGTTTTGTTCTGCGCTTCCGGATCCAAAGAAGAGGAAAGTGGAGCTGCAGGTAGTGCTACGTTGTCTTTAGCTGCCATGATCTTTCCTTAAACGACGTAATTGTCGCCAGAGTAATAACCGCTGTTGTTATAATCATTACCAGCGTTGTCATTAAGATTATTATAATAATCCTGATCTATTAGAGGGTTGTTTCTGTTAAAATTAGGGTCGCTCACTGGGTCACCCATAGCGTTGTAAGTGATTCCATTTATAGTTGTTGTACCTTGCAACTCACCATTGACCGAAGTTGTCCCAGCTGCTGTATTGTTTGTCGGTGCAGCATTACCACCTGCTCCAGAACTACCACCTGTTATATAATTCCAAACCGAACTTACTGGTTTGGAAAGGTCAATATCTTTCAATGCAGATGCAAGTCCAGGAATTATATCTTTAAGACCTGTGGCCAACGTGCCCATACCTGCAATTTGAGCCAGCGGAGAAGCACTGTAAGCTCCAGGAACTGGTCCTGTGTAGGTCTGACTTGTTGAAGTAGGTATGGTTAAACCTTTTAGCAATGCAGCTTCATTGCTTAGTTGTTGCATCGGGTACAACTCTTTGTTTTGAAGCGATTGCTGTCTTTCCTTGCCAAGAGTATTTTGCGTGTTTATACCTTGAATAGCATTCAGAAAATCTTGTTGGTTGGCTTGAGATTGCTGAGCTTGGGTTGCTATATTTGCATTTGAAATAACACTTCCTAAAGCACCAGCACCGCGAGAAGAGCCAAACTGACCCGAGCCTGCAATACCCGCAACTGCATTGGGAGCTAGCGTTGTCGCAATGTTTTGCTGGTTCAAATTACCCAATGCATTCGCAAGTCCAGAGCCAGAGTTAAGACGCGAGGCAGCGTCGTAGGCTTGATTTTGTAAACCTGTTTGCCCAACATAATTAGAACCTTGAGCTGTTTGCGCAGCTTCAGTTCCAATTTGCTGAATTGCGTCCATGTACCATTGCGGTACTGTGGTCGCTGTGCCAGAGGTCGTCGTTATGTTTGGCAGTGCTTTGCCTTGAAACAAACTGCCACCTGTTTTTTCAGAGCCAGCAGTCGCCAATGGCGCTGGCGGTACGTAATTAAGTGCCATGATTAACCTTTCGTCATTGTGCTAACACCGTGTCGCTTGATCGCTTTTTTCATATATTGTAGCGGAGCAGCGGGAGGTGGTATTTTATCATTGGGAGCGGATCGCTTGTGCTCTCTTAATGCTTCTCTAAAGTGATCCAGCAATTTTGCACCCGCATCGGAACTTCCATTCCCTAGCGAAGCGACTGTGTCTGCATCGAACACATATTCGCCATCAGCCAACATAGCAGGGACATCATCAGACTGGCCATCGCCGTGACCTTTTACATAATGACCTGTCGCCCCAGTTATAAACACAGGAGCTTTCGGAAGAGCACCGCCATTTTTCATAGCAACAACTCCACCATCTTTGTAAAATGCAGTTTTGTTCCCTCCGTTTTCCATCAAAGACAAAAGTATCCTAGGGTCGACGTTTTCAAGCTGAGGATATTGATTGATCTGGTCTTGTAGCTGAGGATACATCGACATAACTCCTTCCATTGTTAATTTGGGAGCTGGATTTCCATAAGGAGTCGAAGAAGATAATGTAGAGCTTAAACCAGATTCTTTCATTGGGCTTATACCTGTGTCTGCACCGTAAGAGGAAACTTTTGTTTGCTGCGGAAGTCCATAAAGATCAATAGAAGCCAAAGGATTAGGAGCGTTTTGAAACGTGCCTTGAATTGATCCAGGAGAAGCACTTTGCATCGTTGGTGTTGCGATTGGCGCAGCCAATGCTTGCTGTGTAAAATTACTTGGAGCTTGTTGTGTAAAATTGTTTTGAGCTTGCTGTGGACGCTGAGTTGGAAGGTGACCAGCATTTTGCTGAGGATTCTTTTTCCCAAGCAAGTCAGCAGTTTCATACCTAGCCACACCCCCAGCCAAACTGCTAATCGCTCTGTTGGCGTTGGGGCTTGTCGTTAAATCGTTTGTTGCACCTTCAGCAGCGCCACCTGCAGCGTTTATTAAAGCACCAGTGATAGGGTCTTGCTTGTGCAGCAAAGCACCTGTCGCTCCCTGAACTGCACCATTGATCGCACCTTGTTGCACTGGGGAAAACAGTGGATTACCATTGGCGTCTTTTGCTGCAGTTACCATCGAAGTAGCACCGCCAACACCGCCAGTAACACCTCCTGTTAGCAACGCTTGACCAACGTCTCCGTGATGCAGCGCAGCACCTGTACCTGAGCCAACAGCTCCCGCACCAGCGCCAGAAATAATCGGGTTGTATCCGTATTGAGTTAACACATTTCCAGTGCCACCCCCAACGCCACCTGACAAAGCACCTTTCGAAATTTCTTCTAAGTTAAGTCCTTTGCCACTTATAAGACTTCTAAGACCAGACTGAGTTGCTCCTTTAAGAGCACCCTGCCCCGCTGCTTTTAATAGCTTGCTTGTGTTTAATGGGCTAGTTGATCTGTCTTCAATTGGCGCATCAGGACTACTGCCAGAAACATCTGTAACGCCTGCGTCTGTTGGAAGTGCGCCAACTTGATCTGAACCTAATGCCGCTACATTATCACTAGCAGCGTTTGCTATATCTGGAGAAAGAATTGCAGTGTTACCCGCCTCTTCTGCAAAAATGGAGGAGGTGTCAGGTGCATTAACGTATTCAGAAATGCCCTCTGCAATACCTTGAGTCGCGAAAGAAGTGGCTGCAGATTTTAAACTCGCTCCAAAATCGCCAGTGCGAGCGTATGTATCAACGCCATCAATCAAAGGGATCAATTCTGGATTGCCAGTCGCGATCGCTGCTATTTTTGCAATCGTGCCAATTGGGTCGTTAAGAGCTGCTTGAACTGTGTTTGCAACAAAGTTACCTACGTGTTCAACTGCTTTGCCGACAGCATTAACGACATTGTCAACAGCTTTACCAACGCCATGAATAGCGTCATCAACAAACCCTAAACCTATGTGACTGAAGAATCCCATATTAGCCTCCCAATGTCAGAACAAATTGTGTTCTTCCATCTGAACTCACTCCAGAATCTTGATGAATTTTTATCGGTGGATTTTGCATCACAAGATTGAAAACTCTAACCTCTTCATCTGTGTCAGCATCCACGACCAAATGTTTTAATTTTAATTTTTTTTGGCAGTAAATAAACATCCCTCTTGTGTTTTCTACAAATCTTTCTTCAGTGTCTGCGTTGTATGACCCAAGGTAACCAGAGCTGCTGTCTCCTAAAATTGTAAAAAACAGCGTGTTGCCGATCTGTTTTGCTTTTACCATTTTGTGAGTTAGCTGCGCTACTGCACCTGCGAGCATCGCTTGCATTGGATGAGGCTGTGGGTTTCCTTGCAGACTTTCGACCACAATCTCAAAAGAGTTCAATAGTTTTTCTCGTGAATCTGTAGGCATTTTGTTACCCTATTATATTCATAATTCCGACCAAGTTCTCAGCCCACTCCTGCCAGCTTTCGAACCCTCTCTGATCAGGCACACCGGAGTTTACAAAATATCCAATGCCTTGCATACCATCAGCCCAATTACGCCAATTTTCTTCTTCAGCCGTGCCAAGCTGATTCGCTGCGAACAACTCAGCCATCCTAGCGCACCACTCATCCCAAGACAGACCTCGTGGGTCAATTGTTACCATCAGGGATTACCTGTAGAACGCTCATCACCCATGTCGGTGCTCAGCAAGACATTACCCATCTCATAATTACCATTGAAGGTGTTGCTTGTAAATCTTAATCGCATCTCACGACGTTGTTCACGCATGTCAATTTTAAGCGTGGTGCCATCAAAGTAATAAGGGTCAGAAACGACATCAACATCTTCCGCATAACCTTTACCGTAAATTGTCACACTCATTTGACCAGACTGCACAAAGTCAGGTTCAACTCGCTCCAAGCGTATCCATTTGTTGTCACCTAACAGTTGCTGATTTCCTGGACCACCTGTCACCCAACCGATGTTGTTGGTTTCAAAATAAGAGTTGACTGCATCGACGTTGGTATACAAAATTTTATCCGTGCCGATTTCATGCTGCCATAAACTGTAGTTCGGGAAAACAGTTGGGGTAATAGTCAAACCAGTTCCAGAACCTGACAAAGCTGTTGTAGCAGTGGTTGCGGAAAATGTGTTTGAATAATTACCACCACTGATGATCGTTATACCTGTTGCAGGACCAGTAGCACCGCCACCTGAAATCGAAGTTACGGAAACGCTTCCTGGAGTTCCATTGCCATTGACACGTATAACGTCATTCACCGCATAGCCTGTACCACCTGCAGAAACAGAAGCTGAACTTAAAAAGTAGCCAGAAAAAGTATTATCAGCCCAGATTGGATATTTAAAAACTTCAGAAAACAAACCAGCAGAGCGGGTTGCTCCATCAGCGAACCCAGCATCATACCAAACTTTTTCTCTTACGTTATAAATAAGAGCGTTGTTGCACTCTGTAGAGGTGCCAGAAGGATAGAACCACCAAATCTCACCCCATCGAGGTATTTTGGTCGCCCAGACTTTTTGACGCTGATCGTAATTAATATTGTCAAAAAAGAAATTAAGGTTAGCTTCGTTTTTGATTTCTTGAACGACACCGTTGTAAGCCAAAAATCTATCCACACCACACCAGTAAATGATGCCGTCATATTCAATAACACTTTGAGAAGACATAATTGACGTTTGAGTAGATATAATATCATAACGCCAATAAACCGTAGAAGTGCCTACTGTTTGTGGTGCTAAAGAAACACGAGTTAGTTGATCAAGCGACCAAAACAATCCAGAAGGAGAAGTTGTACCACCTCGCAGCGCCATACCTTTGACAATTTTTGTTGCAGAGACATTGTTCGAGTTTGCGTCCGCAGCTGTCCAGTTTGTAAAGTCACCCGCACTGCTATTTTGAATCAGACCATTGTTGCCATAAACGAACAGGTAAGGATAAAGTAGGCAAGCACCGCCAGAAACTGAAATCTGATTGTCAAAAGTAATCGCATTGTTTTGTGCAGGTGTGGTCGAAGTTGATACGTTGACAACTGTGTTGGCGCTGCCTGTAAAGGTTACAGAAGAGCCAGAAGTGCCGACAGTTTGGGAAACGCTAACGGTGTATGTTCCAAGACCGCCTATACCAGTTACTAGGGCAGTAATTGTTGTCCCTGCAGCTATACCCACAGTGCTTGTACCTGTGATCTTCTGACCCACATATAAAGCACCTACGTTGGCTGTAACAGTTAGCGTAGTACCCGCAATGTAACCTGTAATCGTGCTGTTGGCGTAAACAATAGGAGGAGGAGAAACAACAGTCGTGCCAGCAGTAATACCAGTGCCTGTGACAAGCTGGTTCAAACCAATCCTGTAATCAGACTGACCAATTATAATTACAGTTCCGTTTTGGTATGTCGGCAGAGAGGCAGAACCCGTTATGGTAAAAACCCCCACAGGACTTAACGTGCCTCCAGGAAATGAACCAGAAAGGACAGGAGAGTTAACGGTGCTGTCAATGTTGGTTAAATTTTTTCCAGGATGAGCGACAACCTGCATGCCTGTTTGCGATGAGTTGTAGCCAACGTCAAACTGCCAAAGATTGTTCGGACTCGCTGTGAAGCCAGAGCTAGGTGTTACATCTGTTGGTCCAAAACCAATACCTGCGTTGTTACCTGTAATCCAATATTTTAAAAAACTAGAAGAGCCTGAATAAACATAGTTCAAGCCTGATTGGGATTGCATAACCATCCCACGACTTATCTCTGGTGCGTTTGAAAATAATGCTCTATAACCACCGATCTTTCTCGGTCTGCCACGCTGAAAACGAACCCATTGACCATCCACAAACATAGGAGCGTCAAACAGGGTTCCGTCTCTTTGGATCCCAGCATTTATTTTCAGAGATATAACTTTAGCTGTCAAAATGACCCCGCCCCAATAGCCACAGCGATTAAGTTCGTCGCTGTGAATTGATACCTTTGGATTTGGTTGATTGAAATGTCAACCTCTGATGTTGCACCACTTCCAACAAAATAAACACCTGTTGTAGTTTCAGCTCCAGTTACTGTTGGCGCAACAGCAGAACCGTTAGCCAAGTTTAGCGGTGAAGTAACTGACCCAGAAGCAGAGGAAGTTGCGTTATAAACATTTGTTCCATCACTAACCAAAAGAGCGACTTTGCCTTGGGTTACAAGAACACCCACACTGCCAGAGGCTGATGTTTTTACAGTTACGGTAAAAGTACCACTGGTGTTGTTGTAAAAACTATACAACTGAACGGTCGGTGGAAGGATGATCGTCTGGGCAGCGGTTAGAGTTCCAGTTAAAGTTTGAATCGTGCTTGATGCTTGAAGGGAAGTTTCTGTAATCGTACCGCTGTTTGCAGCCAGCGTTAGCTGAGTGTAAGGAAAAGCGTTTGACCTTCCGTAAGCAAACGAGTACCAAGTCGTACCAGCAGAAACTAAAACAAGCGACTCACCTAGCTGAAGCTGCTGATTCGAGCTGCCGTCAATAAGGTCTGTATTGCTTGGGTAACCAGCTGGGTTCAACGTCAATATACCTGTTCCATCATTTTTAATAATGGTGAACCAGTTAGCTGTAACTGAGGAGGCAGAGGGCAGCGTTATAATCCCTGCACCACCTGTCCAAACGATCATTTGAGCTCTGGCAGCTGAAGTTAAAGTCGTAGCGGAGCTTAGTGTTTGAACAACGTATTGTTGATTCAGTGTCGTGCTAAGGGCAACCAAACCCGCACCAGCGAGTGAAGCAGCATTAGCGGCAGAAGTACCTGCACCAAAAGTTATAGCCGACCAAGAGCCATTGGCAGTTGTGTTGTCTGTCAGGTAAATATAAACCGCAATGCCAGACGCTACACCTGTGGGGATTGAAGCGATTGTGTTTCCGCTTATGTCTGTAACGGTAAAAGTATTCGCCCCAACGTTGCGGATTAAAACAGCTTGGCCAGTCGACACTTGAAGAGCTGTCGGAAGTAGCAGGTTCAAACCCGCAGTTAACGCTGAAACTTCAATAATATTCGCAACCACATTTGTGGTGTCGTTGCCATTGATTGGCCATTGCAGGGTCGTGCTTGCAGAAATGGTTAGAGATTCGTAACCAACCTGTGCAGGTGAAATTGTTTGTGCTGTAAACGGATTTGTATAAGTAGTCATGATTACGAATCCTGAACGATTGTTTGACGATCAGCAAGACGAGTTTTGTCTTCATTTGACAACAATTGAATCGCTTCTGTGTATTTCTGCTGAAATATTTGCCGCTGATCATTTTTCAAAAACGGCATAGCTTGCAGCAATGTTCCGAAAATGACCGCATTCGGTGCATTTTGAGTCGCCCAATTTGTCTGATTTGTGGAAGACAAAGGATTGAGACGCTCGTAATAAAGCACCTCAAAAGGATAGGACTGATCAGGAGTGGGAGAAACTAGCCAGTGTCCGTAGTCGTAATCAGCATAGTACAAGGGCTGACCTGCGGCAGTGCCAGAATTGTAATTTAATAAATATTCGTATTTTCTCAGCAATATGGGGTTTGGCACATTGTTAACAGTGACATTCATTGAAACTGTTTTTCGCCACCTAGCTGGTTTAGCAATGATTGGGTTACCAGCGTTCATAACGCTTTCAACGACAACCTGCTGACCCAAAGTTTTTATTTGCTGGGCTAATTCAAATTCACAAAGTGTAATGAATGTTGGAATTTGATTTACGACAGCAGCATCATTACGCTCGAGATATTGTTCAACCGTAGTGATCAAATTGTCATAAGTAAGAACAAATGAGGCAGTCATTTTATTCGCCTTTTAACTTAAATAAAACGCACGTTCATCTTTGCGTCGGTTATCAAGTCCTTTCAAGACTTTCCCGCCAGCTTTGTTATATTTCAAAAATTCGTCGGCAGCTCCTTCGTAGTCGCCTCTGTTATGCTTTTGTCGCAGTGTGCTTCTTTGTAAAGTGCCCAAACCTACATTAAAGGAAAAACTGACCAAAGCGTCCAGCCAGTTTTGCTTGCCACCAGCATTAGGGCAATATTTAAGAACTCCACGTTCAAATTTCTCAAGGTCTTTTGCAAGTATTGCATCGACTTCTTCCATTGTAAACAAACGATCCCAGCCAGTTGGGCAAGGCATGCAAATTCTTTGGTCAACCTTCATACTGCACTGATTGGGGTCAATTACATGACCAACCCCAATCGTCCACAGCTTCGCTGGGCACTGATAGGGTTTCAACCGCACCCCCTCATGGTGCTTAATCAAATTTAAGGCTTTGGCGCTTATCATTTGGGCAAATGCAGAATTAAATAAGAACTAGCTAACACGGTAACCAGCATCCTGAAATAAATAGCGTAGATCATTTCCCAAATGCTCTTCCACCGAAATGAAAAGCAATTATACTGGCAAAAAGAGCCTGAGTCTCATCATCCCACAGTTGATTTGCTAAGGTATTAAAGTCGACACCGCTAGTAATCCCTTTATAAGCTAAAGTTGCATCTATGGCTACTAGTAAGAAGAAAAACCCATAGGTGATCACAGGTCTAACACTGGCTCGCAAGTCTTTCATCCAGCCAGACGTTCCTTCATTTAAGGAGATGTCATGAGCATAAATGGCTTGCATTTCAGCTTTCTGAGCGTCAACTAAAGACACCTTTTCAGCAGACTGAGTCTGGGTTTTAATCTCATCAAGTTTAATCTCTTCAATGTGTTGCTGGGCTAAGTAACCTGCAGCGGCTAATTGAAGTTCACGATCTGTTTGCAGTTGGGCTAATTTTAGCTCGTGGCTCTTATCAGCTTTGTCTTGAAAAAAATCAAGTATTTTAGGCAAACCACCCATCAGGAATGAAACTAATGTTGAAAATATGGTAAGCATTATTCACCTTTCATTTCTAATAAAATTCTAACTCGCAACTCTCGCATTTTTCTTGCTTCTTCCATTGCCATAGCTGTTGCATTATTCATGTCCATGTACGCTATGCCCATTACAGGCAAAACTAGAACTAGCACAATACACAATACCAATACGGTAATGAGTAAAGACCACGGAATGTTTGGCTCGTCCTTATCAGCACCATCACCCATAGAAACCATAATATTATGAACGCGACCGCTAGAATTAACGTCATCTGCTCCGCGATTTTTCTTTTTAAACTTGCCCGTCGCCATTGAGCCACCTGTTGCTTTAGTAACTCTTGCCGCTGAACCTCTGCACGTTCTGCTTTAATCTTGTCACGCATCACTTCAAATTCAGACCAGATAGCACCCAACTCTTTTGGGGCTTGATAAACCATCATTTCTCTTAATTCAGTTTCCAGCCTTTGCATTTCTTTTTGCGCCAAGATCCGATTAAATGCTTCTTGGTTAACCGAGAGTTCAGGGTCGCGAGTTTTCTTTGCTTTTAACTCTTCTTCGTGAACATGTTTTTCAAGTTGCTGATGCGCTTTAAAAAAGTTTCCCAAATGGCTGCTAATGTCAGCAACAACATCTTTGGCTTGACCATAGGCATCGACAAGCTCCATGCCTTGCGCTTTGTATTCTTGATACATAGCGCAGCCTTGTTTAATTGCGCTTGCAGCCAGTTTTGCAGCTGCAAGAATAGTAAGTGGTTCAATTTTATAAACCTAACAATTTTTTAACAAACTCAGCAGCAACTCCAGGACCAAAAAGCAGTATGAGCATTATGGCGTAAAGAATATACTCAATTTTGCTCATTCGTTTTTCACCGGCATTTAGTTGATTGCAGATCTGTTCGTATCTTTGAGCACAGATAGCTTCGTGAACTGCAAAATTTTTTTCTAAATCATTCATTTGATCAGCCTATAATAAAACCGTTAGAACCGCCACCTTGCGTGAATAAAATGTTTGTGTTGTTTCCTTTGTCAGCTTGATAGCCGTATGCACGAATTGTGTTCGTTGCATTTATGTCTTGGTACGTTATGTAATAAGTTGAGCTACCTACTGGGATCGATAAGTACGCCTGATTGCCAACTGAATCTGAGCTTAAATTTAAATAGTAAGTCGCATTGCCAGCTATGTTGAATGGATTAACAACGAAAGTTTTATTGTTGGCTAATTTTATGTTTATGTTTCCGCTGTCATTCGTCCAACCTTGCGCGAAAGTTGTATTTGTATCCACCGAAACAGTAGCTGTGGTTCTTGAACCTGTGGAGTTTGAAAACTTTAATTGATAGAACCCACCATTGACAGAGGTAAAAGAACTATCACCAGATAAATTAACCAGCAAGTTTGTATTTGAAAAAGAACTTTTATTAAAATTAAAACCACTTACGATCGCTTTTCCAGAGCCAGCTGTAGCTGTAATTAGACCAAGTCCTGTAAGATAAAAATTTGTAATGTTTGCAGTTTGAACATCGAAAGCAAGTGTTCCTGAAATTACATTGAAACTCAAAAAAGAACAGGAGGCTGAAAGAGTATAAACACCACTTATGGATTCTAAATAAATACGGTTGTAGTACCCAGAAGATGGAAAAGTTTGATTTGACCTATTCATCAAATGCATTGTTAAACTAACACCTCCTGGATTGTACCAAGCAGATGTATTGTACCAATACTGAGTAGTTATTAAATCTGGTATTAAAGTTGTAACTGTTTTAGTTCCGTAAACGTAATAATCAGTTAGGTAACCTGGAATTGAATTGTTGCCGTACAAAGTTACTTGGGGAGTAAAAGTCAACCCTGTGCTTGGCTTAGCATTAACAGTTGTAATAGCAGTGCCATCAAGTTTAACCAACTTAAAAGTGCTATTGTTGTTTGTCGCGGAAACTTTGTATACACCCGCAGTTAAACCAGAGCCACCTGTATTTATACCTGTTACTTGAACAGCTTGATCGATTGAAATCGTCAAACCCAAAGTTGCAGTAAAACTAAAATCGCCAGTTGTGCTTGTGGTGGTAACTGTAGCACCATCACTGGGAAAATATTGAGTGTACTGAGAAAACACACCTGTAAATCCACTAGCAACTGTTATTTTTGGAAGATTCACCATGTCTGGTGTTATGTAACCAGAACCTGAATTCGAATCAAAAACAACTTGGTCTTGTGCTAAAGGGATCCGACCAGTTGTAGTGACACCACCAGAGGTGGTCGCCCACATACCTCCAGCAGCTGGTGAATTTGACCAGTTGAAGTTATTACCCGCAGTCACTGCGTAATAAATAACTCCCCTAGTGTCAAAAGAAGTTCCCGCAGCGACTGTTTGAGAAATGCTAACCGTATATGTTCCAGCTCCGCCAGTGCCAGTGCCAAGAGCTGTAATGTAAGTTCCTGAAGCGGTTGTTCCTCCGAAGAGTTGAGCTCCAACTATAATTGTGCCGTAAGTAGGGGCAGCTGCAGTTAATATAGTTCCTACAATTTGCCCTGTAAAAACAGCGAGGCCAGTGCCGGAATATACACCTCCCGTGCCACCAAGATCACCAACAGAGGTGGCAACAATAGCTTTGCCAACAGTTCCAGTTATACTTTCAATGTCGCAGTTTGTTAAAGCAGAAGCGACCGAAGTGCTGGTTGAATTTAAAGTAGTTAAAGCTCCTGTCCTTGTCGGACCAGACAAACGCAATCTATTTGCTACAGAGTTACCCGCGATGTTAAAACTATTACAAGTCGTTTCGCTGTATAAAGTAAATGTGCTGCTTTTGTTTACCCCACCATTTCTAACTAAAGTGCCAAAGCTGTTCGCAGCTGTGGTGCCACTGTAAGCTTGAATGGAAGAGTTTGTATTGTTTAAAGTGAGTGTGCCAAGAAGTGACGCACCAGTTATTTCGAAACTAGATTCAGTTGCATAAGCACAATATTTATATCCGATAGTTATCGCAGTTGAAGCATTGTCTGTCACGACGATATTTGCAGTAGTTCCGTCTATTTGGAAACGAGAAATTGATAGTTGATCGGTTAAGTTCGTGCCGATGTTTAAAGTCGCACCAGCTAGAGCGATCGTAACTAGACCCGCAGGGTTGTAAGATGCATAAAAATAATTCTGATACGCAGCATTTACTATGCTAAAAGTTTTACCCGTAGCAAAAGTTAAATTAGCAGATGCGTCTATATAGCTGTAACCCAATGGGTTGCTAATCGTTGCGCTGTTTGTTAAAGTTACATTCCCAGAGGTTATATTTAACGTCTGCATTTGACCTAAAGCCAAATTGTAAGTTAAAGTGTCACCCGCAACAGTTACCGCACCAAGGAAAGCTGTACCTGTATTTGTCGCTGTTTGAGTTGTGGTCGGAGCAACAGCGACGAAATTTAAATTTAAATAATTATCGACAGTAACAATTGTCGTGGAGGTAAGAGTTTGAGAAACGTCGACTGTCCAAGAAAGTCCACTGCCACCTGTAATTGTTGTATTTAAAGCAACACCAGCGACTGAAAGTACAGCGCCAATTTTAATTATTCCAGACGTAACCGCTGAAACTGTAAGTGTCGTACCTGAAATCGAACCTGTAAAAGTAGCAGCTGACCTAGCTGAGGTGTCCGAGCTTAGGTTGCCATAAAGGTTTAAAGAGTTTGAAGGTATACACTGAAAATACAAACCTGTAGGAATTGCAGTAACTGTAAAGTTATTACAAGTAGCTGTAGCTCCTATCGTTATCGTGCCAGTTCCAGAGGATGCGTTGAAAGTAACGTTATCAGCTGAAGTTGGGAAAAGAGTTGGGCTGACAGCACCACCAGAAGCAGTTGACCAATTTCCTGGGGTGTTATCCCAAGTCCCTGATCCACCAACCCAATAATAGTTTGCCATTGATTTTCTCTTTAAGATCTAACAACAGTCAACGACAAAGAAACTCGAGTTATGTTTGTAATTGAGTTTATATTGAACCGCAGCGTGTCACCTGCGTTTATAGTAGTAACCCAACCAGTTAATGTCGAGCTTTGAGCTTTTATAGCGGAGGAAATGGTTGGCGCTCCTGCACCTGCTGTGGTCATTGCTTGAGAAGAAACTGTCGCAACGCTATTTCCAGTTATACCATAAGTGCCCGCACCGCCGCTGCCACTTCCGTAAGAGGTGATCGTAGTTCCTGGAGTTACTCCACCTGAAAGTGTTTGACCTAAAACGATAGTTCCTGTTGGGGTTGGAGAAGCTGCCACAGTAAGTGTCGTTGTGGTGGCAACAGATCCTGTAAAAGCAGCTGAACCTGTTATGTTGTTTGAAACAGTCGGTGGGTAATTACCGTAAGTGTTTTTCCAAATGTCAACAACAACAGACCCAGATTGATCAGCCAGCAAAGTGTAAGAAGATATGGTGCATTTGAAAGGGATATAAAGATCACCTTTAACACCTGTTGTTAGTACAACACCACCTCCGTCCATAACATAGGTGATAGAAATATTTGTGTTTGTGGCGAGTATCGCACTCGCTAACACTGCAGGTGAACCTGCGGGTGGCTGGTAATAAAGTTTACCGTCTGCATAATTCAACGCTATTTCGGAGCCTAGCGTTCCGCTATTAGTTATGGATCCAGCACCAGGAGCAACCCCAGCTGTTCCACTTCCGTAAATATATATTGGTTGAATTTTCGCCATAACTTTTACCTCAATTAATTAAAGGTTTAAACAACCTCTTGTGTAATTTCAATCCATTGTTCATCTGTTTGGCTCCAATACCAATTACCTTCTGGTTTAGGGTCACGAATAACCCAACCTGGTGGATACCACCAAATTACCTCTTTACCATCAGGACAAACTGGTTCATCAGGAACTTCAATCCATCCATCTGTGCCATCGGTTTCGGTTTGTGGAATACTTCCGTTTTTAGAGTAAAGCATACGTCACCTATTGAATTGGGAATGCCACAGTTGGAACTGATGTAACTCCTCTAGCTAATTTTGTTATTCTTACTTCATCAAGATACCCAACTAAAGCATTTGTTGAAGTTCTATCAAGAGCAACAAGCATCGTATCTGTATTATTAAAGTTATCTGTCACAGCACCTCCGCTTGTCGCCTCAAGAGTTGTTGATCCCGTTGTTCCTGAATATAATTTTAAATTTCCAGTTGCACTACCTGAACGAACAACAGCAAAATAATACCAAGTGTTAATTGATAAAGTAGTAGTTCCAGTTAAACTCGATGTTGTGTAGTTAAACTGAAGTTTATTGGCTGTAGTAATATCTACTGACCAACCTGTTGTTGATGTACCTTTGCTTATAAGACCATAAGCAACACTAGCTGAAGAAAAATATACCCAACCTTCAATTGTAAAATCACCAGTTCCCATTTGAAGATTCGGCGAATCTGGAATTGTCAACCAAGAATTAGAACCAGGAAAAGATAATGAAATTCCACCAAATTTGCTTTGAGTTGTACTTACCTGCGCGTTAACAAGAGTAACATTAGGGCTTTTAGCTGTTGCGTCATATATGCCTGAATTTGTATATCCTAAATACAGATTAGACCCTGCTGATGCCGATGGCGATGTGGGGACAGTAACAGTAGTAACTCCTGAACCAACAATTACTTTTGATGTCGTTATGTAACCAGAAAAACGGTCAAGTCCCGCGCTAGTTCCACGAGCACCTATCAATGGTCTATTTGTACCATTTACATACGTTGCTGAATCGGCAGAACCAGCACCTTGCAAAACACCATTAATAAATAATCTTGTTGTGCTTGAAACTCTAGATGCAACAATATGAGTCCAAGCATTAAGGGGAGCTGAAGCAGTAGAACTAATTGTTAGACTGGTATTTGTAAATTGTATTTGTCCACCAGCTAATCTTTGCAAAATTGCTGATATAGTAGCAGATGATCTAAAGTCAATAATTTTACCGTTA